AAATTAAAGAAAGCGCCAGTATACTTAATTTAGTGCAGTTATGGAAAGATGAGGAAAGCCGGATAAAACTTATAAAATTAGCCGAAGTAAGAAAGAAGGCCCTAGAAAAAGAAGTGGACAAAATAGCGTCTTTAGATGATATAAAAGCTAAGATAATGGGTCTAACGAAAGACGAGGTTTTAAATGGCTAAATGTTTAATATGTAAGGAAAGTTTCGACTTAGATAAAGGGCTCCATATGCACTTAAGAAGTCATAGTATTCGTATGGCTGAATATTATCAAAAATATTTTCCTAGAAAAGATTTGCACGACGGAGAGATGATAAAATTCAAAAACAAAGAATATTATTTCTCTAGGGATTTCAACACCAAGACGAACCTCAAGTCTTGGCTTAAAAAGCAAAGCGAAGAGAAAAAGAAAGAATACTGTTCTAGCTTAATAGAAAAAAGGATAAAAGAAAAAAAGATTCTCCATGCTCCTACGCAAGTAGAGCTAAGAACAATTATGAGCCCCCCGGTTCAATATTATAATGATCTTTTCGGTGACTATAATGAATTTTGTCTTTCGCTGGGACTAAAGGAACGGTTCCCAACTTACCCCACCGGAGACAAAGCCTCTTTCCTTCCCAAAAGAATAACGGACAAACAAGTTAGGATAGCCGTCGACACAAGAGAGCAGAAGCCTATAAAATTTTCCTGCCCCACTCAGGTTAGGAAGCTAGATTACGGAGACTATACCCTAGAAGACGAAGAGCTTTGCTGTAGCTGCCATATAGAAAGGAAATCAGTAAAAGATTTAATAGGAACAATGAGCGGCGGCTTAGAGAGGTTCAAAAGAGAAATAGAAAGAGCTTCGGAAAACGAAGCTTACATAGTCGTCGTAGTGGAAAGGCCACTTGCGGAATGTTTACATTTTGACAGGCTCCCCTACGTTCCTAAAAAAATAAAAGCTACTCCAGACTTTATATTTAAAAACATAAGAGACTTGATACAGTCTTATTCTCAAGTCCAGTTTTTGTTTGTCGGCGGTAGGGAAGAACTAGAGAGGGTCTCCAAAAAGATATTGTTATGCGGATGTTTGTACATAGATACAGACCTGCAACTAGCTTACGATTTAAAAGTTCTATAATATGTGGTACGAAGGGACAAAATATAAACCCGACAATCTAGAGGACTTTAATAGCGTGTTAATGTCGCTCAAAGGGGAGCTCGAAGACAGGGAGGCTAAAATATCTTTAGCTAAATTTCTAAGATCGAATTTGGGATTAGCTACTGAATTGATCTCAGGTATAAAACTTGCTCCTTACCAAGAGATAACATTAAAAGGCCTATTCAATAGAAACTTCAATATGTGCGTATGGGGTCGTGGATGTGGAAAAACTTTCATAGCTGCTGTTTACTGTTTCCTACAGTGTATATTTGAACCCGAGACTAAAATACTAATCGCGGGACCGACGTTTCGTACTTCTCGTTTTATCTTTAACAACATAGAAAAGTTTGTGGAAAGCCAAGGGGCCGAATTGTTAGCGCAAGCTTTTGGGCATAAAACGAAAAGAAACGATGCTCATGAATGGAAAGTAAACAATGGGACCATTACCGCTATACCTTTAAGCGGAGAAAAGATTCGTGGTTTTCGTGCTAATGTCTTGGTTCTGGACGAGTTTCTTTTATTACCAGAGGATACTATCAAAACAGTTTTAATGCCGTTCTTGGTAGCTCCTCAAAACATGAAAGAGCGTTTGGAAATAAGGGAAATCGAAAACGACTTAATAGAGAAAGGAAATATGAAAGAAGAAGACAGGATGGTCTTCGAAAACAAAGCTAAAATGATTGCGTTGTCTTCCGCCTCTTATACCTTTGAGAACCTGTACAAAACCTACAAAGAATGGCTAGCTAAAATTTATTCAAAAGATTCGGGCGAAGCTAGTTATTTTATTTCTCAGATGGGGTACGAAGCTCTCCCCGAGGAAATGATAGATAAAACAATTATCGAAGAAGCCGAGAGCGGAGGACAGTCGCACTCTTCTTTTCAGAGGGAGTACTGCGCTTTATTTACGGACGGAAGCGATAGTTATTTCAGTGCAAAGAAAATGCACCAATGCACTATTCCGGACGGGCAAACACCCACAACAAGAATAACAGGAAAATCTGGTTGTAAATACGTCTTGGGCATTGACCCTAGTTTTAGCAATAGTCCTACTTCGGATTTTTTTGCAATGTCTCTTCTGGAGATGGACGAAGAAACAGACCAAGGAACTTTAGTTCATAGCTATGCGATAGCAGGAGGAGACTTAAAAGACCATATACAATATTTATATTATTTGGTAACTAGTTTTGATATTGTGTTTATATGTATTGATAATGCCGGGTACCAGTTTATTGACAGTTGTAATGAGTCCGAATGGTTTAGGAACTCTAAGATAGATTTAAAATTATTTAATTTTGATTCCGACAAAGAGGGGGTAGAATACGAAAAAGAACTAAGGAAGGCTAGGTTTCAGTATAACCTAGGAGATAACAAAATTTGCTTCAAGCAAGTGTTTACCTCTAACTGGCTCAGGAAGGCTAACGAACACTTACAGGCGAATATAGATCATAAAAGAATTTGGTTTTCTTCGAGGGCAACGGCTCACGGTTCTCAATTCGAAAGAATATCGACATCTAAAGTGCCGTTAAAAAATACCGGCCATGACACGATACTTGATCTTATAGAATTTCAAGACAGTTGGATCTACCAAACAAAAAAACAATGCACATTAATAGAGGTTAAGTCTACCGCTAAAGGAACGCAGACTTTTGACCTACCCCAACATCTAGCGAGAAGCGTCTCGGTTTCAAGAGCAAGAAAAGATAATTACACGACCCTTATGATAGCTAACTGGGCATTAAAATGTTACTATGATATGATGAGCGAAAAAGAGGAAATCGGAGCAACCTTTTCGCCAAGGTTAATATGAAAAAACTTTATCTAATTCATTGTTACGGACTTGGGGATATTCTCGCAACTACTCCTTCGTTAAGAAAACTTTCAAAAGCGTACGAAGAAAAAATAGACGTTGTCACCCACAATGCAGAAATTTTTAAAAACAATCCATACGTTAATAAAATATTTTCATGGAACGAAAACATCGATGAGGTTAAAAAAGGATACGAAGACGGAGATGTCCATGATATTATCGGGGGCTACCAACTTAATCATTCCTTTGATATAAGAGCCTTACATGCCAAATATTTGGGCTTTGGGCTTTTACCTGAAGAAATGGAATATGATTTTATCCCTGACAAATACGAAGACTTAAATCTTCCTTTAAACTATATTTGTATCCACCCTGCTTTTAATTGGGAGTCCAGAACTTGGCCACAAGAAAAATGGCAAGAGTTAATAAACTCCCTCATAGAGCTGGGGCACAAGATAGTCATAACAGGCAAGAGTGAAAAACAACCAGAAATAGGAAATTGGCAAAAGATAAAATATATATTTAAGTTCAAAGAAAACCCAAACCTGATAGACCTATCTGAAAAAGCTAACCTATCCCAAACTTGGCACATTATTAATAGGGCAGAAAAATTCATTACAATGGATACAGGTCTCCTCCATTTAGCTGGCTGCACAAATACAGAGATAGTTCAATTAGGTAGTTCTATAAATTATAAATTCCGTGCTCCGTTTAGAATGGGGAGCCAAGAGTACAGATATACTTACGTCGGTGGCGATTGTGATATTTTTTGCGCATCAGATTTGAAGTATGCGGTTAAAGAGCATGGTAAATTTGATGTAACGCCTCCTTTATGGCAATGCTTAGAAGGGAAAAAGACTTTTGAGTGCCACCCTTCTGTTCAAAGAGTTTTAGATCTATTTTCCCCGGCGAAAGAACCAGAAGTTTTCGAAAGAGAACCAGAGCTATGGCAAAAAGAACTAGGGGTAGAAAAAATTAAAATTTACAATACCAGTGGAAGTTCTTGGGCCGAAAACCTCTGGAACGAAATAATAGCAGATAGAGGGTACGAAAGATACTTTAAAATAAAAGAGGACGATATAGTTTTCGATATAGGTGCCAATGTAGGATATTTTGCCTTAAGCTGCGCCAAAAGAAAAATAAAACATTGTTATTGTTTTGAACCTATGCCGTCTAACTTTCTGTGCTTGAACAAAAACATTACAGAGCTAGAAGATTCCCAAAATTTTACATTAATACAAAAAGCCATTTCTCCCTGCAAGGAAATCTATGTGGGTGAACAGCAGGATCAGACAACGCCTTATACAGAAAAAAAGAAAACAAATAATTGCACAATTCTAGACACAGTTAAACTTGTCGATTTCACAAAAGAAAACAAAATCAAAAAAGTCGACTTCATAAAAATGGATATAGAGGGAGGCGAATGGGATATATTTGAAAGCGAAGACTTTGAATGGATTCTCAAAAATACAAAAAAGTTTGTAGCTGAGTTGCACCTAGAAGAAGAAATAGATGGAAACGCTAGCGACCATCGAAAAAGATTTAATACAGATTTCATAAGCCGTTTCCGAGAAAATGGTTTTTCTACTAAAGTTACCTCCATAGATGGCCAAGACATAGAATACAATATATTAGCTAATTCTTACCTAGCGGACAAACAACAAAACGCTCATGACTATTACAATCAAATTATATTTTACGCTTGGAGAGACGAAGCTTCAATTTTAGATAATTATTCAGTACAGACTTCTTTTGTCGATGGGGCTTTTTGCGAGTTATCGGGAAACTTCTCTGGGAAACGTAAAGTAAGCTTTGTGGACGCGAAAAATAATCAAACTATTCACGAAACTAGTCTGCCTCGTCACCATTGGTCGAAACCTTCTAAGAAGCATTTCGTCAACTGGAGAATAAAAGTAGAAAAAGAAAACGGCGAAATTATTCATGACGAAACTTTCGACGCGAAAGACAAAAGAGTATTAATACATTTAGATAGTAAATCTTTAGGGGACAACATAGCTTGGATTCCTTATGTTGAGGAATTCAGAAAGAAGCATGATTGTCATGTAGTTTGTTCTTGTTTTAAGAAAGAGCTTTTCGAAAAAAGTTATCCTGACATAGAGTTTGTCGAACCCGGTGTTGACCACGAGGATTTATACGCAAGCTACCAAGTGGGTTGGTTCGATGACTGGACAAATACCGACAAAAATCCAACCGACCCCAGAACCATACCATTACAGCAAACTGCTTCCGATATATTAGGGTTAGATTACAAACAAATTAAACCAAGAGTAGATGTAGAAAAACCTCAAAGGCTAATTGAAGAAAAATATGTATGCATATCAACCTCTTCTACGGCTGGATGCAAGCATTGGCAAAATCCTACGGGCTGGCAGGATACGGTAGATTATTTAAATGATTTAGGATTTAAGGTCGTCGTTTTACAAAAAGAACCCTTGGATTGGATGGACCTCAAAGGACTTAAAAATGTCGAACATCCCAATACGGAAAATATACATGACGTAGTTACTTGGCTAAACAGTTGTGAGTTTTTCATAGGGATAGGGTCTGGAGTATCTTGGTTAGCTTGGGCCTTGAACAAAAAGGTGGTTTTAATATCTGGTTTCAGTAAAGCGTTAGCAGAATTTCATACTCCGTATAGAGTTATAAACGAAGACGTATGTAATGGTTGTTGGAACGACAAGGATCACAAATTTGACAAAGGTGACTGGAATTGGTGCCCGGAACACAAAAACACAGACAAACATTTTGAATGCTCCAAAGAAATCAGTTTCGAAACGGTGAAAGAGAAAATAGATCTAATAACAAAAAAAGTCAAAATAGGCGTCCAGATTATGGCCTACAATTGCGCGGAAGCTTTTCCCAAATTGTTTGAGCCTTGGATGAAGTTAAAAGATGAATTGAATTTAGATTTTTGGGTGCATAGTAGACAATTTAAGATATATGAAGAAATGGGGGTAGAAGATTCGAATTCGGAAACTTTGTCGATGCTCAAGAACGAGTATTCTGATGTTATAGATTACCTTTCCGTTCCAGAAGAGGCTTTGAGCGACCATGAATCAAGAAGTTTGCATTTAGATTATTGCAAGAAAAAAGACATAGACTTAATCCTCATGTTGGACACAGACGAATTTTACACAGAAGAACAAATCAGAGATACTGTAAATTTCGTCAAAAACAATCCTGAATTTGACTGGTACGCGATACAGCTTAAAAATTACGTAGGAGATGATGGCGATTGGGTAGATTTTGCTCCCCCAAGAATAATATGGACAAAAAGACACGGTGGAATAAAAGACTATTACTGGGATAATAATTTTATTTATAACGACGGCGAAGAATATAGACTAAAAAAGAATACAAAAGTCCCAAAAGATATAGCTTTTCCAGACCACTACACTTGGACAAATTCAAAAAACACTTGCGGCCCCAACAACATTAAAGACAAAATAGAATACCAAAAAAGATTTTATTCCGGAGAATGTGGGTACAAATGGAATGAAGATAAACAGACAGTAGAAAGATCTAAATAGAATGCATAAATTTTCATTAGATTTTGTTGATAGTTCGGTGAAGGTACATAATAATTTTGTTGATTCGTCTTTAATGGAGCCTGATTTCTACGAAGTAGTTTTTTATACTTTGCTTCAAGAAAAAGAAACATATCTCGACAACAATCCTGATGGTTTAGGTGTTGTGCCTACAATAAGGGAGCATTCAAAAGGTTTGCTAAAAAAAGAACTTTATAGGCAGCAAGTAAAACTAAATCATTGGTTTCAGCCGTGGTTTATTCATTTTTTGAGACCCTGTTGTGTTGAGGTATTTTATGATGGAAAATTAGTCTTTACTGATTCATTAGATTGCAAACACAAATTAGTGCAATTTGATTTGAGGCCAGAAAATGAAAAAGAGTTATTTACATGGATGAACGTGATAGAAAAGTTTAAAAAAGAAATGCCATGCGATATTGCAATCAAAAATGACATAGTACATGATTCCACCGAATTTGACCATATAGTCGACGTCAAGGTCAAGCCCGGAGAAGACTTTAAACAGTATTACCTCGGGCTAATAGTAGGTAGGTTTTATCTTGGAGATTCTATAGATTGCCCAGATCCCAATTATCATCCTGACGGACTAAAAGATAAAAATTCTCTTGAAATCATAGAAGATATTTTATATTTTAACTCAAAAGTAATTACATGAACGACACTGTATTAATGGTAATGTCTATTCGAGACTTCAAATCTGTTGTCGATTCTAATAACAGTTTAGATTGTGAAAAAATTATTTTCCGGGGGTATACCGAGTACGAACTGTGTCCATTGATTAATAATTTTATAAAAGAGTCGAATTTTAAATATTATTTTATTTGTAGTGACGATTGCGTAATGAGTAAACAAAATTTTGATCTTCTGAAGTTCAATTTGCAGTTTTTTCCAATCGTTTCGGGTTGGGGCATAGTTAGACAAAACAATAATCAAACTACTATATCTAATACAGGCACAATTACAAATTTATTTTGCAAGATTCCTCAAGTCACTTGGACCAATTACGATTCGAATAAAGTTTTGGGGCCGATTGGCGTTTATTACGATACGCACGAAATAAATAAATTACCAAATTTTATTAAATCAGGTTTTACGGGTTGGTTCTATACTGGTATGTCTAAAAAGTTATGGGAAGAATACCCTTTTCAAGTGTGTGAATATCCGAGTGCTTCATCCGATATGAATTTTTCGTTAAGAGTTTTAAAAGATGGGAAATATGACCAAACTATTGTTAAAAAAGCTAGAGGCATTCATATTTCTAATCTTAACCATATCAAAGTCGTACATATACATGACGTCAAAAAAAGAAAAAAGGAAATAATTAGAACATTTTAAGATGAAAATAGGGGTTTTTATTTACGACTTTCCTCACTGGAAAAGTCAAAATGGTTTGTTTAATTTGTGTTTTAATAATTACAAGCCATCTCTTGCTCTGTCAGCTAGCGCGGTCAAGATTAACTTCTATCAATCAAAAATAAGGACATCAACTAAAGACTTATTGCTCTACAAGACGAAAGATCTTTGTGAATATTATGACATTCCTTATTATAACGTAGTCCATAATTCTGTCGAGACCGTTGAAATTATCAAAAAAAATAAATTAGATTTAGGGATAATTTTAGGAGCACGTATCCTGAGTAAAGAGGTAATAAGCGCATTCAAAATAGGTATTATAAACATGCACCCCGGTATTCTGCCTGAAAACCGAGGACTCGATAACGTGAAATGGAGTGTTATCAAAAATCTCCCGATAGGTGTTACTTGTCATTTTGTAGATGCTCGAATAGACATGGGGAAAAAAATACTAAGTCAGACTATTGAAATATATCCTGACGACGAATTTCTAGATTTTTGTGTGCGTAACCAAAATTTAGAACAGAAGTTAATGATAGAAGCCTTGGAAAAGGTTACTCGAGAATATCCAAATATAAAAACATCCACTCTCGGGAGGGGCTTTTATCACAAAGCACTTAACCCTGAGATAGAACAGCATTTATATGAACATGTTTTAATATATAAAGAACGCCACTTTAGGCCACCAATGAGAGGGTTTAGTGATAAGGAGATGTATTACTTTTCTTAAAAGTGGCCCAATAATAACGTAAAAAAAGTGTAATTTTGTTTGGAAATGTCTTCAGACAATTTAATTAGACTCGGTCAAACGGAATCAGGAGAATTTAGTGGCTATATGGCAGCCGTTGGTTCTGGGCATTTTTTACCTTTAACTTCGGGAGCGGGTATTACTACTGATTCAGAGCTTTCTTCTGCTAGTGGAGTTTTAGATGCTTACGTAGATGCCGTAAGTGGGAACCTTGTCACTACTGGAACCGCTTTAAACACAAAGATAGATGCGCACGGAGGCGTTCCTTCTGGAACACAGGGGCAAATTCAATACAAAAGTGGATCTCATTTTGCCGGGGCTACAGGTTTGTTTTATGATGGGAGCTTAGGGATTGGGTCTTTTTCCGAGTCCAGCGTTCCTTCCAAAAAACTTCACGTTAGCGGGGACGCTTTAATAAGCGGGGAACTAAATGTTTCCGGGACTTTAATGGAAAGCGGAGCCTCTGTATCTTCTAATATTGCTGCTACTGGTTCAGCTTTAACTACTTCTATTAGTGATTTAAGTGGATTCCTAGGGAGAGACATCAAGGTAATAGTTGATACGAATGGAAATGGTGATACTTTTTACGTCTCTGATGCGGCGAGCGGATCCCATACTGGAACTGTAAATATTAGAAAAGGGACCCTTTATCTTTTCAAAGGGATGACTTACAAATTTGACCTTTCGGACAGCTCTGTTTCAAGTAAAGGTTTTAGTTTTTATATTTCGACAACAACAGGAAATGGCGGTCCAGACGGTTTTGCTGGGGAGTACGTTTCAGGAGTTTCCGGAACTAGGGTTAATGGTACCGGAGACAATAGCGCAGGAAACGTATACTTTACAGTCCCGCATTATGCGCCAAATACCCTATATTACAATAACGCAAGCTCTTCTGTTAGCATAGATGATGGCGGGAAAATTGTAGTTCATGAAGCTGGCCCAAGAGGAGCTTCCGGAGCTTCCGGATCAAGTGGTTCTTCTGGGATTAGTGGAACTTCTGGATCTAGCGGAAGCTCTGGGTATTCTGGAGATAAATTTTCAAGTACTAGCGTGACGACGTTTACGTTGCCTACCACGCAGGGAGATACGGTTTCTCTTACAACAGCTACTATTTTGGCTTGGACGCCGGGACAAGGTATTTTAGTAGTCAGCGAAGCAAACCCAACTACAAAAAAATTCGAAGGAACAGTCGCTACTTACAATTCCGCTACAGGAGCAATGACTATTACTGCTAGTTCTGTAATTACTGGAACTGGTTCCGTAACTGATGGAGTTATAAATACTTTAGGTGCTACTGGCGCACAAGGTGTTTCTGGGACAAGCGGAAGCTCTGGGTCTAGTGGTTCTTCTGGTTCCTCTGGTTCCTCTGGTTCTAGCGGCTCTTCTGGATCAAGCGGTAGCTCTGGTTCAAGTGGCACCTCTGGTTCATCTGGATCAAGCGGGTCTTCTGGTTCAAGTGGAAGCTCTGGTTCATCTGGTTCTA